GTAGTAGTGTACAAATGTGGCTTTGGTGCCATTTTTCCGGCAATGTTCTTCCTCAACCGAATCGAAACAAATAGAGTATTCGATTTCAAACTCAATTTCAAATCGAAAGAACCGATAACATTTTCTCAAAGAGAAATCAAAGCACATTTCAAAACTACATGTCCGATCTTATTTTTCTTGATTGAAGAAAATAAGATAGGACGATTCATTCGTCTGGAAAGTTCAACTTAGCAAACTCACCGAAAACCTCTCTCGCCTTAGCATCGTAGGCTCGCGCGGCTTCTTCCTCATCGTCAAAGTATCCCAAGTTTAACTGTCGACCATGGTCTCGGATACTAACTCGCCATCGATGCCTTCCTCTCTCAAAGCACACACCTTTATATCGTGAGCTTGTGATAGGCAGTTGCTTTTTCATGTTACCAGCATTTTGACGCTTATCCGCCCAACGTAAATTCAACACTGTATTGTTCGTTTTGTTTCCATCAATATGGTCGACGAACTCCATGCCATCAGGGTTCTCGATGAATTCGGTTGCCACAAGGCGATGGATATATTTGGGGTGGCATCTCCCATCAGCACACAACCCGATTTGCAAGTACCCGATACCAGCATTTTTCGGTTTCAATATCCGACCGGTCGTTACATTTCTCACTCGACCGATATTGGAAACTTGATAATTAACAAAACCATCAATCGAACGCCAGCACTCGTTGATTATCTCGCTTGTCATCTATACTATTATAGATAATTTTGTCTTTAAGTCATTTTAACTTTAATGTTTCTATGTTTTAACTTTTTGTTTAATTCTCGTATTGACTCTTCTAATGTAGGTTTTGACCACAACACCCAGCGAGACCAATATCCTGCTGTATTAATATCATCCCAATTTTCTCTTTTTCTATGTCTGACGATATATCTTTCCTTTCGTTCTTCATCTTTATGATTTGTAAAATTTTCATGTTCGCTACTTCCAAAATGAATTGTTTTATTACCAATAGTAACCATATATCGTTTACCTGCTCTTGTTGATTTGTGTAATGTAATTATTTCCATTACATTTCAACCATTACATTACTTTATATTCTTTCCATTGCCGCCATACATATCTCTAAACATAGTCGTTCCGGTATCTTGAATAAATCCTGTTGTCGATGTTGTAGCCCATATAGTTCCCCATTAGATAAACGATTTTTGCCCTGCTGGGCGCTCGAGCGATGTCTCTTGCCGATCATATTCTCACACTTTCCAACACCCTCACAAAGCAAACCTTTCAACCCAACGTTATTCCATATGCGGGTGCGCTTCCTAAATCCAACGTCGCTATAACGACAATAATCCAAATCAGTAAAAGGTAAATCTTTCATAAACGGACGGGTCTTCAATAAACCCGTCTGTGGGTTCTCAATGAACCAGCATCTCGGTTTGAAATAATCTATAATTTCTAATGTCTTTAAAACTAAAGCATCAGCTCCTTCTAAGTCTCTAGGTGTTCTAGCACCCCGCCGAGCGCAGGAGTACATTGTGCAACACGGCGAGGCCCAGATACAATCAAAGACCTGGTCCGCAACGTTGCGGACCAGCTGCCCATCAACCTGGTCCCCAACGTCGGGGACCAGTGACTGACCCCTAAAGTCCCCGACGTCGGGGACTTTACGGTAATCCCAGGTCAAGATATCAGCTATAATCGTGGCGCCAGATTTAGGATTGATATCTAAACTAATGACTTCCCAACCTTCGGCGCGGAACACTTCACCCACCGACCCTGTACCACTAAATAACTCCAACAATCTCATTTACAATTATAATCAACATCTTCTTAGAATAATATATAAAAAGAAGATACTATTATAAACAATAATGACTAATCCAATGTCTCTGATTAAAAAACATCAAAAGTTACAGGTCGCTCAGGCTAAACACTATAGTGACTTGATTGATGCACGTCAAAGTCGGGCTTCAAGCGCAGCTTTTCGGCACGAGATTCTCGAGAAGCAGAAGGTGCATAATTATCAGTCAGAGTACGATAGGTTAAGAGCTCATCTGGAGAACTCCGCATTACCATACGAGACGAGAGAACATGTAAAGGCAAGGACGGAGAAATTAAAGGGTATGGGAGTCAAGGCGGTGACGGGCATATTCTGAAGCTATCTAAACGTTTAATATCATAGAATTATAATAATGTCAAAGTTGCTACAACTTCAAAAGAATTCAATGAGAGAGCGTCCGACCTACGAGTCGCTCTTGAATGATACCGTACTCAACCCAAAGGATAGAATTGCACTACCAAACAGACGCGCCACCCAGCTTAGAAATACCCAGTACCTAGCCATGTGGGATGACCCGCAGTTTCTTGATTTGGACAAACAAGCGAAGAACATAACAATAAATCAAATTCATAATAATGAAGTCCATAATACAGTTCAACAGTCACCAGACAAAACAAGAGCGGAAGAAACAGCCATGCAGAACCCACCAAAACCACCCGATGCACCTGCACCACCGCCAAAGCAATACCCACCAGTTCCAAAGTTTTCTCAAGGTAGCCAAACAACTGAGGATACGGCGATGCAGACAGGTTCTGGTAAGCCGCCCCCACCGGCAGGAGGGGGTTCTGTAAAGGCAAAGGTAACAGCAACATCATCAACTCAAACGGCACAACAATTTGATATGACAATCGATGACGACTTAGATGATAGACATGATGATTTTAAAAAGTTTCTTGCAGAACATGAACAGTTAAAGAAAGCACAACAACAATCAATAACTCAGCAAATTGCTAATCATCTAGGTCCGCATTCATCAAGCGCAGACCAAAGTTACGTATCAAGACTCGTTGAAGAGCGTAGAGGACGTAGTCGCGATAGAAGTCGCCCAGCGGTGAAACCTAGAACTCAAACACCAGATGTTGAAATGGAGGCTAACAATGATGCACCACCACCACCGCCTCCCCCTGCAGGAGGTCTGTTCGTTTTAAAGGCAACAGACAGTGGAGGTATCAAGAAAGTACCAGTTAAACTAAAACCAAAACAACTACAAAGACAAAACCGTAAGCCTAAGAACGATGATGACGCTATAATGGTTGAATCGAACAATAAACCCCCACCAGATAATCCACCCGCGCCTATCGTCGTCAAGATTCCTAAAAGCCGCTCTCCTCGCAGAGGTCGGTCGGCAAACCCACACCCAAGAGCTGCTGCGACAAGTGGCACACCAGCTCCAACAGCAACCACGGCAATCAAACAAGATAAAGCTCCACTCGCAGGAGCTGGGCCACTACCACCCAAGCCCAAAGCAAGGGCTAAAAGTGAAGTACCAGAACCACAGAAACCACCAGCACCTAAACCGATTGATACATCTCAAAAGAGAGCGGCATCTGTGGACGTACCTAGACCAACCAAGAAGACCAATGCGCAACAGGTCAGCGAGAAACCTAAACCATCAAAAGCACCTGCTAAACCATCAAAAGCGCCGGCTAAACCATCAAAAGCACCTGACCCGCCAAGTCCTCCCAAACCAGCAGACCCGCCAAGTCCTCCCAAACCAGCTGACCCGCCTAGCAGCTCTACATCACGTAGTCGTTCTCGAACTGCTCCGTTGATTGCCCCTTCCCGTATATCATTATCAGCGGTTGCGAGAGAACTTCAAAAGTTGGTTGATATGAAAGTAGTAAAAGAGAATGATGCGGTTAGAACTATAACATTGGTACGAGAGTTAAACAAGAGCCCACCTCCAGCGAGACGGAAAGAGATACAACGAGAGCTCGTAGGTATCTATAGCGACAACTATAAAGCCGCCAAAGCGGCTTAAGAAAATGGTGCGATATGTATAGTATACTATGTCACAGGATTCTGTAGCGGATAATTCTGAGATTGTTCCAAAGCCGGTAAAGCCAGAAAGAGCTTCCAAGTCAGCGAAGGCTAAGAAACCTCCACGCATTCCTAAAAACACAAAAGTATGGTGTGAGAGAACTCAGAAGTATTATTACAAAGCTAAACCTGAATACTACCGCGAATACTATCATAAAACTAAGAAGCAAACAGTTTGCCCTCACTGTGAAGCAGTAATAAACTCACAGTTTTCTCATCATCTAGAAACAAAGAAATGCACAGCGATACGTAAGATGAAAGAGTTAGAAGCTAAACTAGCAGAGCTAGAAAAACCAGTAACAACAGAAGAAACAGAACCAGAGCCGGAACTCGAAAAATCGAGAGTCGGCCCTGAACAGACTGCGCCACTTGGGACACTTTGAGCCGACTGTGCCACTTGGCACACTCGGGGTAGAATACCTTGAATGGGTTATGATATTATCACCATATAGGTAAAAATATCATCACTCAACGTTTCACTGGTACGCAACGTTGCGTACCAGTGAGTAATCCATATGCTCTCGTGGGTGGCGCCGCCCCCACGAGTGAGTTTATCTATCAAATCAAACTATATTGATTTCTATTGTAATATTACATTTAGAATTATTGATATTTTCAAATAGAATTACTTTCTATGGTTTCTCTCGTGGGGGGGAATCCCCCCCACGAGTGAGTTTATCTATCAAATCAAACTATATTGATGTTCAAATGTAATACTATTTGTTAAACACATTTCAACACTTAATTAAAAATGACTTAAAGGTTTCTTGCGCTATATATTATAATGGACCCAAATCCCAAAATTACTAAGTCGCGTATGAATAATCTTTCGAAGTTGGAGGCTTACGAGCCAACATCTTCAACATCAAGGAACGTTCTCCAGACCACGGTCAAGGACCTCTATAAAAGGGGAACCATCAAGACTATCAAGAATGCTACTATTTTGATGGACCTTCTTAAGGACAACAAGATTGCAGAGTTTGATAAACGTCTTCAAAGAATAGAAGCATCCGAGTCAAAGAAATCAGCATCAGCAATAGCCAGAGAAATAAAAGAAGATGAAGAAGAAGGTAGAAGGGTTACAGTGAAAGAGAAGAAGCCAGTAAAATTTGATAGAGTTGTTAAAAATGGAGAGACGGAGTTACCAACAATAGAAATCCATTTTAAAACACCAGCGAAGACATACGCGGAAGCGTGGAAGTTAGGAGTAAAGCCCATTACTAGGTCAGCGCAATCAAAGATACGTGAGAAGAAGAATGTTAAAATAATGATTGGTATGGATTTTCAAATTTCAAAACCGTTAGATGGTGGTGGAACTGAAACTAAAAAAATCCATGCTCATACTGTTCCAGAATCAGCTTACAGTGAAGAGGGCATTGCTAAGATTATCGCAGATAAGAGAGCCGACTTAGAAGACAGAGTGCAACAACGAGTTGATTATCAAGTCGGTTCTGGGTGGAACCTAGACCATTTTAATTCCATGTTCATTAAAACATACACTCAAAAACCATCACGCGGGAGCTCTTACATTCCAACCCCCGAGAAATTTTCACACTCCAAGTGCGGTCTTATTAACATTAGAAATGAAGATGATATGTGTTTTAGGTATTGTATGTTGTACCATCAATCGAACAAGGATAAACATGCTAATCGGATAACCGCTTTAAGAAAGGTAGAAGACAAATATGATTGGACAGGTATTGAGTTTCCGGTATCATTCACCGATGTGCAAAAGTTTGAAGATTTAAACAAAGTGTGTATCAACCTTTGGGGTATCAGTGAGAAGAACGAGGTACATCCACTCCGTCTAGGTACAATCCCATACATCAAGAACGATACAATTAATCTATTACTTCTACATGATGGTGATAAAGGTCACTATGTATATATCAAGAAGTTGGAACATTTACTAAAATGTATCACACATTCAAAATATAAAGACCGAAAGTACTGTCCGTACTGTATGAAAACGATACCGGTTGAAGAGAACTACGAAGACCACATCATGAGCAAACACTTTGATTGCAATAACAACTGCAATCTAGAACTACCCGGCCCAGGAACAACGATGAAGTTTAAAAGTTTTAAGAATATGTTGCAACGACCGTATATAGTATATGCCGACTTCGAGTGCAGTTTAATCCCAACCGAGCTAGAAGATAAAATCGCAAGACATGAACCAAACAGCGCTATGATATACTTCGTATGCACATTTGACTCATCTAGAAATAAATTATATAAATTTGAAGGGAGAGATTGTGTTATCAATATGATTGAACAACTAAGAGTTCTAGCTAAGCGTTGCATCGATGAAATGCGGCATAATCAGGATATGGTGATGACGGAAGCGGATAAGAAAGACTTCTTTCGAGCAACGAAGTGTTGTATATGTGGTGACCCGTTCCAAGCAGATGATAAAAAAGTGCGCGAGCATTGTCACCGCACGGGGTGTTACAGAGGGGCCGCGCATAACTCATGCAATATCAACTACTTTCTTAATCGATATCTCCCTGTGGTTTTCCACAACCTTCGGGGATATGACTCACACATTATTTTGAAGAAAGCTTTTGAAGTTATTGGTGATAACAAGGAATCTATAGATGCCATTCCCCAATCAGGGGAGAAGTTTATGACTTTTAAAATTGGTGAGTTAAAGTTTATAGATTCATATCAATTTCTAGGAGCAAGTTTAGATAAACTAGTCGAATCGCTTAAATCACCAAGCGATGACCCGTACAAAGACTTCCACAATATGAAACAACATTTCACAGACCGTACAGAGTTAGAGTTAATGTGTCGGAAAGGTGTGTATCCGTACGAATTCGTTAATTCTCACGCTAGATTGCATCACCCTAGATTGCCTAGCAAGAAGTCATTTTACTCACAGCTACGATTAGAAGGTATCAGTGATGTGGAGTATAAACATGCTCAAAACGTTTATGAGACATTCAAGTGCAAGGGATTCTTTGACTATCATATGCTATATCTTAAAACAGACGTACTACTATTAGCAGATGTTTTTGAGAATTTTAGAACTATGATTCATCACCATTATAATCTAGACCCTGCAAACTATCTAACAGCTGCGTCATTAGCGTGGGACTGCATGTTGTTGAAGACTGGGATTGAGTTAGAGTTAATTAGTAATGCTGAGATATTGGACTTGTTTGAAAGGTCTAAGCGCGGTGGTTTAACTTACGTAGGTTCAAAGAGACACGTGAAGGCAAACAACAAGCAGATGGGCAAACTATACAAGCCTAAACAAGAGTCTAGTTATATTACCTATGTCGATGCCAATAATTTGTATGGATGGGCTATGTCAGAAGCGCTACCACACAAGGATATTAAGTTAGATGATACGGTCAAACTGGAAGACATTCTAGCAACTCCTGATGATGCTTCTACTGGTTATATGGTTGAAGCTGACCTAGAGTTTCCACCAGAACTACATGATAAATTCAAACAATTTCCACCATGTCCAGAAAACATAACCCCTTTAGAAGAATGGATGAGTGACTATCAACTTAAATTGAAAGAGAAAGTAGGTGCAAAACTAACAACATCTAAACTAATCCCACATCTAATGAAACACGAAAATTATGTTCTTCACTATCGTAACCTCAAGTTTATAAACTCTCTAGGAGTTAAAATAAAAATCAAACGAGTAATATCATTTACTCAGTCAAAGTGGATGGAAGGATACATACGTGGTAACAACGAGCTACGAGCTAAAGCCAAGAGTGAGGGCAATGAATTTTTAGTTTCTTTGTTCAAGCTCTTAAACAACAGCGTCTTCGGCAAAACCATGGAGAATGTACGCAACAGACAAGATATGAAGCTAACGGTGGATAGAGAGAAAGCCATCAAATGGTTTAGTCGTATAGACTTCAAGGATGCTACGTATATTGACGGACTATATCTAGTTCAAACTCATAAGACTCGGTTAGTGTATGATAAACCCGTTCAAGTTGGATGCGCAATCTTGGACATTAGTAAGGTGAGGATGATGGATTTTCATTACGGAACGGTTCATAAGCATTTTGAAGGGAAATATGATTTGATTTACTCAGATACAGACTCACTTGTCTACCATATCAAACATCCAGACCTCTATGCGTGGATGGCTCAAAATCCAGACGAGTTTGATTTATCGAATATGGTCAAGCATAAAAGCAATGCTAACTACAACGTGCTAGGAAAGATGAAGTCAGAGGTGGGCGAGAACATAATCACAGAGTTCTGCGCATTGAATCCGAAATGTTATGCTTATAGATATCTCGTTGAAGGTAAAACGAAAGAGTCCAAGAAAGCGAAGGGAATCAGTATGCCCGTGGTTGATAAGACAATCAAATATGATGACTACCATGAAGTGATGACGACAGAAGAATCGCAAACGAGAAAGATAACAACTATTCGAAGCTTCAATCAGCAGTTATTCACCGTTATGGAGGATAAGGTTGCGTTAACGCCATTCTATGATAAACAAAAACTCATAGACGAAGTCAACTGTGAGCCCTACGGGTATAACCCGAAAACGACCTAAAGGTTTATCGTGCTAAATAGGGTATAAGAATGCCGAGGAAAGCCATCGATTACAGCAATACGCATTTTTATAAAATCGTATGCAAAGATTTGCATATAACTGACTGTTACGTTGGTCATACAACCGACTTTGCCACAAGGAAGCATAAACACAAATACTATGCCACACATGCAACGTCGAAGTGGGGCTATCTACATGTCTATCAGTTCATCAGAGCCCACGGCGGTTGGGATAATTGGGATATGGTTTTGGTGGAAAAGCGAGTATGCACTGATAAGTTAGAAGCGTGTAAAGTTGAGCGCACGTATATCGAACAATTGAGGGCTAACTTAAATGTGAAGTTCCCGCATGTGAGTGAAGAAGAGAAGCGCGAGAGAGTAATGGATTACAATTCCCAATACTATCAGGAGAACAAGGAGCGGGTCCTGCTGAGAAACAAAACATATCGCGAAAACAATAAGGAGAGCATAGCTCAAAACAAAACGCAGTACTATGAAAGAAACAAGGCTCAACTCATTGAGTACCAGATGCAATACTATGAACTCAATAAGGAGAAGATTTTGGAACGTAATCGGAAATACGCGAGCTCGACATTTGTGTGCGAATGCGGTGCCGAGTTGCGAATGGGGAATAAACTCAAACATCTCAAATCCAAGAAACATCTGCAATGGGTTGCTCAGCAACAGCCCGAAGAAGAACCGCAAGAAGAGAGTTAGACAGATTACATTTAAACATAGTTTGCCTTTATCAGTATAATAATATATGGATAAAGATAAACTTATCAGGTCCGTTTATTTTTCAAACGACGGCTTTCGTAGCATGAACGCAACGTTCCAAGATGCCAAAGCAAAAGAACCTAGCATTAAAATGGCTGACGTCAAAGACTGGTTTTCAAAGAACGTTGCTAAAAAAGGGAAAGATATTAGAGGATTCAATTCATATGTAGCCCCAGGTCCATACCACGAGTTTCAAGTTGATTTGTTCTTTATAACTAAAAATCAACTACCAAACCAAGAGTATCCTATGGGAATGATTTGTATCGACGTTTTCACAAAGTATGCCACAGTTGTTCCGTTAAAATCAAACAAACCAAAACCTTTCGGTGATGCTCTGCTCAAATGCTTCGAGAAAATGAACAAACAACCAGAGGTGCTTTTTAGCGATAGCGAAGGAGCGCTCTTCAACAAAGATATAAGAGATTTTCTTGATGAAGCTAACATCCAGTTAATCGTTACAACAACACACTCGGCCTTTGCTGAAAGAATGATAAGAACGTTTAAAGCTATGCTGTTTAAGCGCATCGAGTATCGTCAAAAACAACTTACTAAGCGCATTACAGGTAAAACTAGCGATACCATCCAATGGGTGGACTACATAGAACCGATTCTAAAACTATACAATAACACTGTACATAGCTCAACAAATAAGACACCAATAGAAGCAAGAAAACCGTCGAATGAAGTAGATGTTAAAATCAATCTAGAAATGCGGGCTAATAGAGGGAGAAAGTTTCCCGAACTAAATGAAGGTGATACTGTACGGATTTTGAGAAACCGTAAATTGGGAGACAAAGAAAACGTCGAGCGTTTTAGACGTGGTCGTTTCAAAGTTGAAAGCATTAGCACAAATTTTGAACAAAAAATTTATAAACTGGAAGGTGAGCCGCAGGAATTCCTTCGGGCTGATTTAGTAAAGGTATAGATTTGTAATTGATAATTAGGCTGTCGGTTTTCCGACAGTCTAAAATCAAACTCGAGCTACAAGCAAACGTTCTAGAAAATTTATTTTAGAATTTTCTAGAGCGCTTGAATTTAAACTTCCTCATTATCACGACCGTTACTTTCCTAACTGTTTTTTTATCGATATGGTCAAATTCCGATTACACGCCTCGTTGAATGGAACAATTAGTGTCCTCATCCGCGGTATGTCTGCCGCATCTGTTGCTTTCAAATACTGTTTCAATAACTCACCTCCCTCATTCCAGCTAGGAGCATTACCCCTATGAGTTTGCCAATACTCATCGGTGCGCATCCATACTATCATTTTCTCAACAGCTGCCGTCATTTCTTTCAAAGTCATACCCTCATGATACGGAAACATCTTTATAATTATTAAGAATATTTTCTTTTTAAACCAAAATCAGTTTGAAAATATAAACCAAGAGTCCCCCAAAATCGCCAATACACTTGTATCCCTTGCGAGGGATGGTGGTACAGGGATTGTCGTCCTTCTCGTTCCTTTTGACTATGATTGTTGTGTAGTATCAGTTCAGGGGTTGTTGTCCTTCTCGGTCCTTTTGACTATGAGCAAGTGTAGAATCAGTTCATGATTGAGCAATCTGTTGCCATTCATCTCGTAAGTGCTTGTTGGTCTTTGAAAGACCGGCCCTGTCTGATAACTCGTGCGTGGCTTGCCTTGAGTAGCTCGTTCAGGTTGTCTGCAGTGGAGTCTGTCCCTACATTTTCCAATTTGTCAATATCCAAAGACCCCTTGGATACATATTCAAAGACCTCTTGGATACATATCCAAAGACCCCTTGGATGCATATCCAAAGACCCCTTGGATGCATATCCAAAGACCCCTTGGATATCCGTTTCGCTCGAGACATCCCCCAAAAATGGCTATACCCAAAGACCCTTTGGATGCATATCCAAAGACCCCTTGGATACATATCCAAAGACCCTTTGGATGCATATCCAAAGACCCCTTGGATATCCGTTTCGCTCGAGACATCCCCCAAAATAAAAAAAAAAAAAAATGGTCATGTGTTGAGGGTTGGAACATCTGCAGGCAATCGATGCGGCAGTTGCATCATGCTCCCGCTGGGTATGACCGAAGCAGTGGTCATTCTCCCGCGCAGCTCTTGTGCAGCCCTTTGCTGCAGTACAGGCCGAGACACGGCAACCGCACCTTTCCTATCGAGCATGGTGTGGTGTTGTAGGTTTCTTGCGAAAACCCCTCAGCTAAAAGGTCGTTTTACGAGTGTGTTGGGCAATTATCGTCAGGGGTAATTGGCACACTCGTGTAGCATGTATCAGGGTTCCTCCTTCCGTTCTGGTTTTGTTTCTAAAGGGCTCCGCCCAATGCAATCCGTTTCCCTTGATTTTGTTTTCCTTCATATTATTATTTGTTTTTCAAAATAATAATATCAAGGTGTTCAGTACCTGGTACGCAACGTTGCGTACCAGCTCTCAAGCAAACCCGACTGCTCAGGAACGTTCCTGACCAGTGGATTGGTAGCTGGTGCGCAACGTTGCGCACCAGGTGGATGGGTAGCTGGTACGCAACGTTGCGTACCAGCTCTCAAACGAACCACCTGCTCCAGAACGTTCTGGACCAGCTCTCAAGCAACCCCGACTACGCCACTTGGCGTAGTCGGCCTATGATTCTCAACCACTTGCTCTCCCATTTGGGAGAGCAACTTGCTCTGCCATTTGGCAGAGCAAGTCTCAAGCGAACCCGACTCTGCCAAATGGCAGAGTCGGCCTATGATTCTCAACATCTGCTCTGCCATTTGGCAGAGCAGTCAAGTAGAGCGCCAATGTTGCGCAATCCTATACCTAAATTCGTAGTACGCTTTACAACGTAACAACTTCCATAGTAGTATATATTCACTGATATATGTTATTGGTTTGATAGTCGGAATTAACATCCTGATAAAATCATACCCAGCAAATATACTCAAACTCCGACTAAATTTAAATTCCCATTCACCCTCATATGATGCATTGATATACTCTTCTAAATCATCTATTCTAACTTCGTAAGAATATAATAAAAATATGTAACAGTTAAAACAAAAGTAATGTGTTGTTGGTGGTCTATATCCTTGGCAATTGAAACACAAACACTCTGTCATGATGCAATGTGGAATGATGGTATATCTACTGTGGCCCCGATTGCTCCCGCACCCGCTGTGGGACTGAAACCAAAGTTATCAAGACCTTTCTTTTTCCGAGCTGTGGGAGCCTGACTTGGATGGCTGCTAGAAGTCTGACTTACGTCAGACGTGTCTGACACCGACTCACTACTCTCATCATCAGAGTCAGTACCCCTCCCACACGAGCATAGCAACGGATTGTTTAACACAAACCTGTTAAAGGAGCTAACAATAATACCTGCTCCAATCGCCACTGAGGCCTCGGTAAGAATTGTTGTTAAGGGTAACATATTATTAGTATCAACCCATTTAAACGTTTAGAGCGGTTTTTAGTAATAATGTCTTCCAAACACGATAGTCTAGACATCAAACCAATACACCTTGTCGAGTATAGTTGCAAACAATCAAAGCATAGTCATTTACCAAAAGTTCCACTGAGGATGGTTTTGCTCGCTCCGTCGGGCTCAGGTAAAACTGTCTTACTATCCAACTTAATTCTTAATCAATATCGTGGAGCATTTGAAAGAATCTATGTGTTCTCTCCATCGGTGGATTTAGATGCAACATGGGAACCAGTTAGGAAGTATCAAAGTGATGTCTTACACGCTGAACATGGTGAGCGCGAGAAACTATACTTTGACACCTACAACCCCGACGACCTAGAGCATATCATAGAAACCCAAAACAAAATTACCAAACATGTGAAAAAACTAGGACGAAAGAAACTGTTTTCAATTTTGATTGTTGTTGATGATTTTGCGGATTCACCTGACTTTACACGCAAGTCAAAATTGTTACACTCACTCTTTACCCGTGGCAGACACAACAGCATTTCTACAATAGTATCAACGCAGAAGTTCAATGCGCTACACCCTATTATTCGAGTTAATGCTACTGCTTTAATTGTTTATAGACTTAGAAATTATAAAGAACTAGAAGCCTTTGTAGAAGAGGTTGCTGGAATGATTACCAAGAAAGAACTGGTAGAAATTTATAAATACGCTACCGAAGAAGAATATAGTTTCTTATATGTCAATCTGGTAGCGAAGACTGTAAAGGAAATGTTTTACAAACGCTTCAACTGCTTAATACAGTTGGAGGATGATACTGATTGAATCTATTTTTTCTAACTGATAGGAAAAATAGATTTAATCAATGTTTATCGATAAATGGCAAACCAGAAGTCGCCGTTTGTTACGCCAGAGAAGTTGGGGTTCAAACATCCTACCACGAAGTCGGTACTCGTGTGTGTAAAACCTTCCCAAACGCGCGGGTTACCAAAGTAATGGCTAGATATCATTGGTACGTACTGACTGCCTCTAGGATGTGTCGGCATAGTAATTTGAAAGTATCCTCCGTTAGGGTAAGCCGAGTAGCGTTGCACCGTAGCAGTCTGTAATCCCTGTTGATATGTAATTACCGGAGGATTCACACTACCCTTACAATAACCCGCAACCCAAAAGGAGTTGAATTGCGACTGCAACTGCGTGATAACATTTCCGTATAACGCATTACAAGTTAAGTCACCACATGTCACGTCAAACGACACGTTTAGGGTGCCTGACATATTAACATTTCCTGTTATAGTAGCGTTATCATCAATTGTAACTTGACTCGCCCCATTTCCTCTTATTGTATCTGTTTGTACAGCATTTCCTACTTTTACATTTCCACTAGTTGATGAGTCACCATTAACGTGCATCGCATCCGTATTCTCTGTAAGAGTGCCAACTGTTAATTTTTGTTTAACGGCCGCCCTTGTATCACCAATGTGGAACTGGTCGCTTATCTGCCATGTAGGCGAACCTAATAATGCGTAACTCGACCTAGCCTCTAACCTGATATTTCTTTGTACCCCTGAAGAACTTCTAAATACCAAGTCCGCTAGGTCGCTAGACGTTCCACCCGATGTTTCTAAAATCATGCCATTTTCTCCAGTACGATTACGGAGATGTAAATACGTGCCTCCATGTAGGTCGCCTGTCTGACCCAGTGTTAAATTTTTATTACTGGTTAGACTTGTTGAAGTAGCATTAACACCTACTATATTTCCTGATAATGAAATATCGTTTATTGATAAATCCGCTGTGGGGTCTATTTTTAATTCAAAATTACCTGTTCCTAAATTCAACGATTTTTGTAGTGGAGCAATAGTTAAAAATGAAGGTTCAAAATCATTTGCTAGAATTCCATTATCTAAACCTAGTGTCAAGGTATTGTTAGCATCAGTTAATGTTATCGGTCCTGCGGTATCAATTCCTTTAACCGATAAACCATTTGCTATTGAACTCCCGCTTGCCGGTATATAGAATGCTAGAGTGTCTTGTTTATTGGTTAATAACGCGTCTGTCTGAGTTTTTGTATAATGGTCTGCTGTATTAGCTTTTGCTGATAATAAATTATCTGTTTGAGTAATGGAATAGCTGGATGATACGTCCCTTTTAGCATTTAATAATGTATCAGTTTGAGCAATAGTATATGTGGTTGCCTGATTTGCTTTTAACCCAATCTGATTTGAAACTGTAGTTGAAAAATTTTCATCGTTTCCCAGAGCGGCAGCTAACTCGTTTAAGGTGTTTAATGTTTCGGGAGCGCTCCCAACAAGATTAGAAATTTGAGTGTCTGTCTCGGTCTTGGTATATGTGTTTGCTTTATCGCTTTTATCATTTAATAGATTATCTGTTTGCGTTATCGTATATGTTGTCGTTTTATCAGCTTTCAAGGTTAGTTGTGAATCTGTTTCGGTCTTTGTATAAACTGTTGATGAATCCGACTTCGTAGCTAGCCCTGTATCGACGTATGTGATAGTGGCTTTCGGTGCTAATAGTGAATCTGTTTCGGTCTTTGTATAAACTGTTGATGAATCAGCTTTCAAAGTCATTTGGGTATCAATCGTTGTTTTATCATAAACATTTGCAACGTTAGCTTTTGTTGCTAGTTGGTTTTGGATTGTCGAGGCGTAGTTGGCATCATTCCCTAAAGCGGTAGCTAACTCGTTAAGTGTATTCAATGCCTCAGGAGCCGTTCCAATAAGGTTACTAATGTTGGCATCCGACTCTGCCTTCGTATATACATTTGATGCATTCGCTTTTGTTGATAATTGAGTATCTACATATGATGTTGATGCTTTTGTATCAAGGGCTTGCGCTACCGTTGAATAGAAATCTGGATTGTTATCGAGAGCTGATGCCAACTTTTCCAATGAGTCTAGAGTTGTCGGCGCCAATCCTGTGATATCATTTACAGTATCCAACAAATCAACAACCCGATTATCCCTAATGACTGAAATGCTGTTCGCGACAACATCAACTGAATTATTGAGTGTAACTGAACTCATCTTATTATGAAAGTAAAGCCATTACGCTTTTATATGGTTTGGATTAGATTATATGAAGGGTTTACCGTTTCATATAATCCAATTCGTTAGTTTCTATCTATGAGTTTCTATCTAAAGTCCGCAACGTTGCGGACTTTCTTAATCATATACTTGCACGCCGGTGTCGCTGATTTCCACAATCTGCTCCGCGAGCAGAGTGATATGCATACGGTTCATCGCGGGGACTGCTGCGTTTAACTTCAAATGCATAGTCATCAAACTGTTCCTAGTGTTAGTACCCGTGAACGACAAACCCAAGAGCTTCTCGGTATCAAAACCAACGATGAACCTACCAGTTCGATACTGGTGACCATCAATATCGATTGAATGCAAGCTATTAGCCTGCACACCGAGAGCTTTACGGAGTGAGTAGAACGCCTCCGCATGGGAGCGGATAGGATACTCTGGGATAATCTTTGACCCGATTTGAAGCTGCAACTTCTGGACCTCAAGAGACTGGTCGTGAGTCAACTCCGCATGAACGGTGTTTGCAGCCATCGGTGAAGCGAAACAGTTGAACAACCTGAAGTGCTCAGTACCATCCCCTGCCAACATATCGTTCTTGACGAGCGTCATGAACACGCTCTTCATTTTAGACAGAGAGCGGGACATATTAACCTGCGAATCTGCAGACACCAACGTTTGAATGCTAGAGATGAACGTGTTGTACACCATGTTCAAGCTCTTACCAGACAACAAATGATTTACATATGAGTTATCAAGAGCATTGTCCAAAGTGCAAACATCAACCTTAACCATACAATTCTGCAGATGCCAATAGTCGGAGGTGTTTGCCGCGGTGAGCGGTCCATCGGCAGATGTGAAGATGGGTTCATCGCGCGTTGTAAGCTCCAACTCAAACTCCAACGGGCAATACCTCAATGGGATATACTTCGTCTGCTGGAGAATTCCGCACAACGGCTTGAACATCACCGTCTGCATATCAATGAAGCCTTTAGCAGTAGTCTCTGTTAGTGTTCCGGATTGGAAGTACGGGTCAACACCGAAAGCCTCAATCGCATCATTAACACGACTGGCGGGAGTCTGCAAGATATGGAACATCTCCGACACTCTATTGAAGTTATCAATATCTTCAAGCACCTGACCGCGGGCACTAATCCTCAACCGATTAAAGAACGCGTGCGGACGTCCAATCGGACGAATCTTTTTAACTCCATCGTTTTGGTCATTTACCACATCAAACATCACTCGAAATGTGCTAGGATCTGCCCAATTTTCGCCATTCAATTTAAATCTCATAATCTTTACACCACTATCAGGGCTATAGACATTTGAACCTTCAGCAAGAAATGTAACGCTACGTCGCTCTACCACGTAGTTCCCAGAAGCTGGTAACTTGAAGCTCAAAGAGTCAACAAGAACCTCATCAGCACTGTTTGTTAGATTCTCCATCTATTATAAAAATTATGCACAACAAAGCTTTATATATGATAACCACATAATTTTATATTTTATTTCAAACATAAGATTATGTGGTTCATATCGTCTGAAACTAACCTTCAGAAATTTCGTTTAACTTTGCAAATTCTCCAAACACCTCTAACGCTTTAGCGTTATAAGCTCTGGCGGCTTCGACTTCGGTTTGGTACCTTCCTAAATTTACCATCGTACCGTGTATGGTGATTCTCGCCATCCACTTCCTCCTCGATCTATCATAATACACTCCTTTATAGATAGATGACCTGTCACTTTGCTTTATGCTATTGCCTTGATTCTCACGATTCGTTGCCCAGCGCAGATTAGTCACGCAATTGTTGAGTTTATTCGTATCGATATGATCTACAAACGGTTTGTCGCTTTCATTTGGAATAAATTCATGGGCAACAAGTCGATGCACTGGTATTTTCCGTTTAGCTCTGTCTTTAGACAAAGAAACGATATTGTAGCCATGGTGGTCTATAGTTCCTCTCAAAATCCTGCCTGTGTCACAATTCCTCACTCGTCCGATGTTACTAACTTGATAGTTGAGGTATCCATCGATTGACCTCCAGCACTCATTTATCGGTTCCGACATCTATACAATTATATACAGTCTTATCTTTAAGTCTTTTACGGTAAAGCTTTAGCAACCAATTGCTCATATAGCTCTGCCTTAGCCACAGCCTTACTACGGCGAACTGGCGGCGCAGCTTCTGACTGGGGCTCGGACGGTTTAGCTTTAGGTTTAGCTTTAGGTTTAGATTTGGGCTTAGACTTTGGCTTTGCTTCAGAAGGTGGCTCCTGTTCTGAAACTTCATTAGTCACTGTAACAGCCCTTTTCAACTTAGGCATAGGCGGTGCCTTCGCTGGCGGGGCTTCGGCAGGAGGTTCCTCAACTACAGACTCTAGGACCGCAGGGGGCTCCTCGGTCGCAGGGGTCTCCTCGTCGCGCGGCCGCATTGGACATATCGCCTTATGCGAGTACTTCAAATTTTTTGCTGTCATCTCACGGTTACACCACTCACAAGTCGCTCTAGGGGCTACCTTCTTGGGCTTAACTTCCACAAAGCCTTCGTCAGGTTTTTCCTCAACTGGTTTCTCTTCAATTGGCTTATCCTCAACTGGTTTCTCCTCAACTGGTTTCTCCTCAACTACTGGCTCCGCCGCCTCAGCTGCAGGAGGCTGTTCATTCACTTCTGCAGCCGGCGGCTCTGGGGCTACAACCGCATCTTTAATCTCATCATAAGATGCGCTCTCAACATCTACAACCCTCATTCTCTTACTAGGCATTTTCTTATTACTTTCCTAGGACGCTATTCTTTTATATCCTTTTAGTTTTGACGTTGAAAGACTAAAGAAAATGAAAAGTGATTGTTTCGTAAGTCTATAGTTGAACCGTGTGAATCTACCAGCTTGAAGTCAATCCTGTCTAGACTCCTCCTGCTTAGGGTGATGTAGTCAAAACCTTCGCTCGCATTGTCAAATATAATTTCATTATAATTAGCCTTGACTGGTATCTTTTTTACGATGGTGTCCAATGAGAAATTGCTCACGGTATCGTAGTTTGATAGCGCAGATGATAGCATGTATAGATTTCGAATTGCATGCATGTTCAAATGAGTGGAAAATGGATTCACTGGATGGTTCTCGTAACTAAAAGCCTCAACCATGACATAGTTACTTGTTAATCTGATATTATCGTTGATTGACCGTGGTGCTGACACTGCGCTAGTGTGAAATTGTCCAGCCATAAGTTCTGTGTCACCATATAATGTTACCGTCATGCGTGTAGCACGGACCGTACGAAGGTCCGTGAAGGATATTGTGAGCTTATTATCTAACGTGTCGTACGTCAATTGAAAGGTGATATGATAAATAAGTGCCACCGCATCGTTCATCTTGTTCTCTAACTCTGTAACGAATGACTGTCCATTATAATTCTTCGTGTCAAGTGTAACATCGAACCAATATGTGAAGTCGTCAAAATTAACGCTAAAGTAGAACTTGTTATTTCTATCTCCTATCGTAGGCCATGAAACGGGGATTGACACATCATCGACATAGCACACTGTGTCGTCTGGAATGTTGAATGACTTTGGCAACTGCACCGTAAAGTCCGCATCCCCTTTTGAATCGGCTGTCTTGAACCGAGTATCGATATAAACTTTCTTAATGTCAAGTTTCTCCATTATTATAGTTTAAAGAAGTTATCTTTTTATATCTATAATGACTAAGTTCAACAAGTACATACTTAACAGTAAGTTTCGCGGTATTGGTAACATTGTTAATCGCATTGATGATGGTTTTGAGCATCAGTTTGGAAAGCATGTAGAACCGCGCAAAAAGACTCAGTTTAAACTCTCAGATGCGCAAGGGATTGAACGTGCATACAAAGATGGGGATACATATGTACATGGGAAAACAATGTATGTAGCGGGTTCGCACACACTAAGGGATTGGTGGGATGATGCAACAAAGATTCCTATATGGGGTGACCTACGCAAAAGTGCTCGATATATGGCTGCGGAGAAAGAGCTCAAAAACAATCCACAAATCGAGAATGTAGTAGGGCACTCGCTCGGTGGGAGTGTAGTATTAGAACTTCAAAAACAATATCCTGATAGAGGATTAAAATCAAGAACCTATGGCGCGCCTGTGTGGGATCCTCTTGGTTTAGACCGCGTGCCATATGATACTTGGAAAAGTTTAGGGAAGCCTGATCATGGATTTACTCCTGAAATGCCTGAGAGATTTAGAAACTATGGTGATATTGTTAGTATCTTTGATGCTAGTTCAAATGATAATCTCAAGTTAAATCCTTTCGATAACTTTAGTAGTTTCCATACATACCATAATATTGGTGAAAATAAATACATCGAAGAAGATTATGGAACAAAATAATGATACATAGAAATGAAACATTATTTAATTCGCTGGGAAATTAAGTTTAGCAAAATCTCCATACTCATCTTTAGCTCTTTCATCATACATCCTGCCAGCTTCTACGTCGCTATCAAAGTAACCTAGATGTACAAGATGTCCATTGATTCTAATTTGTGATGCCCATTTTTCACGTCTGCTGTCATATACCGCACCTTTGTATAGTGACATCGCATTAACCCGTTTCTTCGCGTTCATATTATTTTCAGACTGATTTACCCAACGAAGATTTGATACTGCGTTGTTGCGTGGGTTGCCATCACAGTGGTCAATATTCGGTCTTTGAAGAGGATTAGCAATGAAAGCCATCGCAACTAAACGGTGGATATAAAGATTCTTCTGAGCACCTCCAGCGTAAAGCTTCACTTGCATGTATCCGCCACCACGGTCGTGTGGCTTCAAAGTGCATCCTCGTCGAATATTCTTGACTTGACCTAAATTCGACACCTGATAATTTTCAAACCCCTCAATTGCACGCCATTCTTCAAGAGATTCTGTCGTCATCCTATAACAAGTATTGTTTTCTTTTTTCTTAAACCGAAACTTGAAATGACCTAAAGAAATAATTTCCTATATATAACATAGAGATGTCTAAGGTTCTAAAGGTGAGTGAATTTGATGTTGAGCAGTTCAGCTTTGAACCGTTCCCTGAGAAGTTCAAGCGGAGCACCATGCAATCGATTATGCTACCTACTTATCAAGGTGAGCGCTGTCCTATAATCCAACTGCCCTGGGTGGAAATCTCACAATACGGTGTCCCAACGAAAAACGACTTCTTCAAAGAGGACACGCAGAGATACTTTATTAAACTGCCTATATCGGAGTCTGGTAAAACGGAAGGGTTCGCCAAGTGGCTGAAAAACATTGATAAAAAATTCGGAAGCTCTGCAGTGAAGAAGAAGCTTCTGGGTGATAAGTCAAAGCACACTTATCAACCGTTGCTTCGAAGTCCTGCTTCTGAAGATGAAGCTTCAGATAAATCTGCATATGTCAAATTTAAATTATCAAGTCAATATCCCTCGAATGATATTAATACTGGTATTGTTGTTCAGGAGCCATCTGGGGAGATTCGGTCAGTTGATGTTACTACAATTGATGAAGTTTGTAAGTATGTTCCATTTCGTAGTGTAGTGAAATGTTACGTTACTCCTTCAAAGTTATGGTATCATCCAAGTGCGAATGTTGATGCTTCCTACGGGATTATTTTCAAGTGTGTTAAGATACTTGTTAAACTTCCGGAGAAAGCAACAGCTCCCCTACAACTCGATGACCTCACTACTGCTTTTGAAGATAGTGGGGAAGAGTCTGAATGATAGGTTCCTAGCTTTTTGTTTGCATTGTTTTTGAATTTGTGATAGAATCTTATTTTCTCCAACATGGGGAAAATAAGATTTGGACATGTAGTTTGCCATGTGCTTTGATTTCTCTTTGAGCACATGTTATCGGATATTCGATTTGCTGCTCAATTTGAAATCGAATACTCTATTTGTTTCGATTCGGTTGAGGAAGAACATTGCCGGAAAAATGGCACCAAAGCCACATTTGTACACTACTAC